CACCCACACTGTTATTTCTACCGAGCCTTACGAATTTATCGGCGTTTCAGAAGAGGGCGATTTGCTCTTTGACTATGACGTCATTATGGAAAACCAATTTATTTACTTCAGTGCAGGCGATGACCTTGCGCGAAGCGTTGCCACAGGAACAGTGACTTTCACGCCTTCATGCAGTTGGGTAATTTCTAGCGATGTAACCAGTTGGCTAGGCATTGAAGTTGCAACGGCAAACGATACGGCTTTTATTGCTGTCTGTGTTTCAGCTGCAAACAGTTGGGCATTTCGTAAAAGGCGCGAGGCTGGCTATACTGATTCGTTAAGTTCCGCTCCAGATGGTGCAGCGAAATTGGGCACCATTATGTATGCAGCGATGCAATACAGAAGCCGTGGAGCCGTAGATGGCTACGCCAGTTTTGACTCAATGGGCATGGGAACCCCCACCATGTCCCTAGGTCAAATTATGCAGCTGCTTGGTTGCGGAAGGCCCCAGGTTGCCTAATGGCTGCAACAGGCATCCTCTATGAAGCAGTGAACGCTACAAAGACCGCTCTAACGGCGCTGGGCTTAAAACCTGTAACAGACCCGCGCAACGCCCGCCCGCTGTCCGTCATGATTGAACTTCCAACACTTGACGCCTTTACATATAACGTGGGCGACATTCGCCTCGTCATTCGTGTGCTTGCTGGGCCTCCTGGTAATCAGGATTCAGGCGATTACCTTATGACGACAGTAGACACAATTATGAACTCACCAATCGCCATAGTGGATGGAAGGCCATCACTTGCCACATACGGCGAGCAGATGCTTCCTTGCTATGACATGACCGTTGCCGTAGCAGTACGGCGCAACTAAAAAAGAAAGGGCCTGAAATGCCTACAACTACATTTTTATCCAACGCAACTATCAACATCACCCAAGGTGTAACCACAACTGATTTGTCAGACCAAGCCAACGCTTGCATGATTACCATCGGGCAGGACAGCCTTGAAAGCACCGCCTTTGGTGACACTGGCCACCGATTTGTGGGAGGCCTTCAAACAGTAGACGTGTCAATCACTTTCTTTTTGTCATACGGCGCTAGCGAAGTTGAGGCAATTTTGGCGTCATGCGTAGGAACAGGAACAACAGTTCTAACTATTTCGCCTTCAGGTACTACTGAATCAGCAACAAACCCAGAGTATGTTTTGACCAACTGTATGCTTGCGAACTTCACCCCAATTAACTCCACAGTGGGCGAACTGGCAACAGTTGAAGCTTCATTTACTGGCGGCACTTGGGTACGCGACATTACCGCACCATAAACAAAGAAAACCAAAATGCAACTCACGCTCAAAGTCACAACAGACCAAACCACCTACGAAGTCAAAACTAACCTCTATGTCATTATTGCCTGGGAGCGAAAGTTTAAACAAAAGGCTTCAAACCTTGCCACTGGTGTAGGTCTGGAAGATTTAGCCTTTATGGCTTTTGAAGCTTGCAAGGTGAACAACATTCCAGTGCCAGCAGTGTTTGACGATTACGTCAGGCGCTTGGTAAACATTGAAGTGGTAACGGATGAAACCACAAACCCCACCGAAGAGGCACCTACTCCCGTTCACTAGCTGAATTGTTAGTTGAAACGGGGTGGTGGCCTCCACAAATACCATTTGAAATTCAAGACATGAACACTGTTATAGATGTAATAAACAAATCGAGGCGCAAATGACAGCCACGGCATCTATTGACATCGTGGGCGCTAAGGAAGCCATAAAGGCCCTAGGCAAAATTGACAAAGACCTCCGCAAACAATTCAATGCTGACGCTAAACAAATAGCCCAACCATTGGTTTCTTTGGCTACTTCCCGCTACCCAGACACGCCCCTGTCTGGAATGAACCGCAACTGGACTCAAGGCGGCAAAAAACTGTTTCCATATACAAAAACAAAAGCCATCAAAGGTCTAAAGGTTAAATTTTCAACTAGGCGTAATGATGCAAACGTCATTTATGTAACCCAGTCAGACCCTGGCGCTGTCGTGCTGGAAACAGCTGGGCGCGGAAAAGCCACGTTGTTATCTGAAAACCTTGCAGCGCGTACCAGTCGCGTTTTGTGGCCTGCTGCTGACCAAGCCCTCCCATCCATAACAGCTGAACTAAGGGCGCTAGTCTTGCGCGTAATCGCTACCGTAAATGAAGGCATGAAGTAATGGCTGTAAATATTCCCATCATTAGCGAATTTGACGGAACAGGCATTTCCAAAGCTATTAAACAATTCAAGCAGCTTGAAACCAACGGCGAAAAAGCCCAGTTTGCAATCAAAAAAGCAGCTGTACCTGCTGGCCTTGCATTAGCAGGTTTGGCTGTTGCTTTAGGTGATGCCGCCAAAGGTGCAATAGAAGATGACGCTGCACAACAAAAACTGGCGCTAACTTTACGCAACACTACGGGCGCTACGGATGCGCAAATTAAAGCCAATGAGGATTGGATAAGTACCCAAGGCAAATTGCTGGGAATTTCTGATGACGAGTTGAGGCCGACATTGGCGCGACTCGTCACCCAGACCCATGACGTCACCAAGGCCCAGGAACTTGCTGCCCTTGCAATGGATGTGTCTGCTGGTACAGGCAAAAATCTAGGCACCGTTACCGAAGCACTCGCAAAAGCGGCAGCTGGTTCCACAACTGCCCTGGGCAAATTGTCCCCAGAGTTAAAACAAATGGAAAAAGACGGGGCATCAGCTGATGAAATGATGGCTGCCCTTTCAGGCACATTTATGGACCAAGCAAGCACCGCGGCAGGAACAGCAGAAGGACAATTTAAACGCCTAGGTGTTGCACTAGCTGAAACAAAAGAATCAGTGGGCGCTGCACTTTTGCCAGCCATTGAGGCTGTGTTGCCATTTCTTCAGGCCATGGGCCAATGGGCTTCAGAAAACACAACAGTGTTCCTAATCATTGCGGGCGTCATTGGTGGCATTGCAGCTGCCATTGTTATTACTAATGCAGCGATGACCGCCTGGGCTGCCGCAACAACAGCCTTCACAGCCGTTCAAACCGTTTTTAATGCTGTAATGGCAGCAAACCCAGTGGTGCTTTTTGCGATTGCTATTGCCGCTTTAGTTGTGGGCTTGGTGCTTGCTTACAAGAAATTTGATGCCTTTCGGGACATTGTTGATGCCGTGTTCAGCGCCATTAAAACAGGAATCAAAGGTGGTATGGATGCCATTACCACATACCTAACTTTTGTGATGGGTGTCTACAAGGCAATTTTTAACGGCATTGCAAAACTATGGAACAACACCATTGGCAAACTTAGCTTTTCAGTTCCTGACTGGGTGCCAGGTTTAGGTGGTAAAGGCTTTGACGTGCCAAACATTCCTATGCTGGCAAACGGAGGCATTGTGACCTCCCCAACATTGGCAATGATTGGCGAAGGTAACGGCCCTGAAGCTGTCATTCCATTAAACCGAATGAACGAGTTTGGAATGGGTGGCGGCATGAACGTGACAGTTCAGGCTGGCCTCATAAGTACCCCAGACCAAATGGGCCAGTTAATAATCGAGGCCATCCAGCGCGCCCAGAGGCGTAGCGGAACAGTTTTCCAGGCCGCATGAGTACCCCGACTATGCAGGTTATGGTGGGCTTTCAAAGCACTACAGGCTTTGGCACCCCATTCCTGCTAAACGATGCCTTCTACGGCGTTCTGAACACCGCTGGAAGGGGAACGCTGGGTGGTGTCACCATGGTAGACCTCACCAGCATTGTGGAATCTGTAAACATAACCCGCGGGCGTTCACGACAACTAGACCAATTCAACGCTGGCACTGCCACGATTGCTTTTGACAACTCCAGCCAAATACTCAACCCCAGCAATACTTCCAGCCCTTACTACCCGTTTGTGCTTCCACGTTGCCCAGTGCAAATTTTGGCTAACGGCATACCCATCTACACAGGCCTTGTGACCGATTGGAATTTGGACTACGACATAAGTAATGAGGACATGATGTATGCCTCATGTTCAGACCAATTCACTGTTTTAGCAAACCAACAACTAACAGCTGTAACACCTTCAGCCCAGGCGAGCGGAACCCGAATTAACACAGTCCTCAGCTATTCAGAAGTGAACTACCAAGGCGCTAGGGCCATAGACACTGGCTCCTCCACATTGGGCGCGTACGCCATTGCACAAGACACCAACGTGCTGAACTACTTACAGCAAATTAACACTTCCGAGCAGGGCTATTTGTTTATGTCTGCTAGTGGCACCCTGACGTTTAAAGGTCGCTCGAGCGTTCTCAACCCAGTAGCAGGGGCAACCTTTAACACTGACGGCACAGGTTTGCCATACCAAACCCTCATAAATCAGTATGGTGACGAGCTCCTCTATAATAACATTTCAACCCAGTCACCCGCAGGAAGCGTGCAGAACACCACAAACGCCACCAGCATTGCTTTGTATCAATCACAGACTTACCAGCTGCTTGACCTGCTAAACAGCACCACAACAGAAGTGGCTGGTTTAGGCAATTACCTGCTGGGCAAATACCAAAACCCAGTGCTCAGGTTCACAGGACTATCCACTCAAATGGCTGCATTGTCTACTGCAAACCAAAACATTGTGCTAGGCCTTGACCTAACCAGCATCTGCACAGTGGTTAAAAACTTTGTGGTGGGCACCCCAGCCACCGAGACACAGACCCTGATTGTGTCTGGCATTAGCCACAACATCACACCTGGCAGCCATATTGTTTCGTACACTTTTGAGAGTACGGACGGCAACCAATATTTAACCCTCGACGATGCAATCTTCGGAACGCTCGACAACAACCTTCTCAGTTTCTAGAAAGGAAACATCATGGCAATAGCACCAAACACGACATTTACTTCTGGGGCAATCCTTACGGCTGCACAAATGAACGCTCTTCCGTTTGGAAATGTGGCGTATGCCTCCAGCGGTACCCGTTTAGACGGACAAGCAGCCGAAGTTCTTAGTCCAGGTATGAGCGTTACATTCACAGCAATAGCAAATAGGAACTACAAAATAACTTATGTAGAAGGTTGTATCGCTCAAATAACTACTGCTGGCTCTTTTACAATGCAAATTCGCCTCACTAACTTGGCAGGCGCATCGCAAAGCATAGGCCTCTACAACCTTGCAGCAGCAACCAATACATCATGCTCTATGAGCCTTGTTAAAACTTTTGCGGCTGGCTCAGTTACTTTGGTTGGCACAGGTTCTACAAGCGCAGGAACTTTTAACTACCGCCGAGAAATTAACGGCTCAAGTAACCCCGGCGCTTACTTGTTAGTTGAGGACATGGGCCCCGCATGATGCGTAAAAGCCTGATTCTATTGGTGATTTGCGCATCGCTAACCGCTTGCGCAGACCGTGAACGCCTCAACTGCCCACCAACAAAAAACAAAGCCCTCTCGAGCGTTACCAACACCATCTCACCCGAAACAACCACAGCCCCCCGATATGCAACAGGAGCAAAATGCCGATGAAACCAGACAACAGACACAGCAATGAAGAAATAAAAGCCCGCATTGTCATGATTGTGGCTATTGGCCTAACGCTTTCTTTTGTAGGTTCAGTGTTCACAATTCTGTACGGATTGCTCTTTGTAACCCAGCCTGAAAAAATGGCGGAACTTGACGCGGCCCAAATTTCTGTGCTGTCAAGTATGCTCCTCACACTTTCAGGCGGGCTCATTGGCCTCCTAGCTGGTAACGGCCTCAAAGATAAACCGAAAGACCCAGAAGCATGAGCAAATACACTGGAACCAGTGACGGCGTAGCAACAGCAAAACGCCCAGGCACGGAACGCTTTGTAGTTTTATGTAACAAACGCTGGGGTTTTGCAAACCTAGGTACTTGGGTAGTACGCGACATTAAAGGCAAGCCAGGCGCTATGTCTGTGCATAGCACTGCTCGAGCGCTTGATACGTCATACGGCAAAGACAAAGCAGCTGGCAAGCAAGCCATCCTGTGGTTTGTGCAATACGCTGCCGCCCTCGGCTTAGAGGAGGTTCATGATTACTCAGGAATTACTAAAAAGGGCTGTGAAAAATGGGGCCGTGGATGGCGTATTGGCAGGGGCTGGAAAGACTGGACAGCAGACGACAACGGCGGCTCCCAAAAGGGCACCTGGATTCATGTGGAACTTGCCCCGAAATATGCCGACATGACCGCTGGAGACTATGAAGCCGTTTGGCGTAGTGTTCCGAAGCCATAAGGACTCCCAGCTCGTTTGAGCGTGGCTGGGGCTAGGTGGTGGGTTTCTTTGTTTCCATTGGGGAATCCACCACTGACTTCTCAAATTGTG